TGGAAGAAGCAGCAATTGCCCACAGGCAAAATACTATTGAAGGTGCCGCTCCACAAGTTTCAGTAGCTACTTAATAAAAAAGCTACATCGTTGAATAAATTCAATTCACATTACAGGCTCTCTTGCACTCTATTAAAATCTAGTGTATAGTTTTTACACTATACAATTAATCAGAACGTAGACGAGTATAGTCGACGGCCTAGAGACTGCGTTCGAAAAAACTAGGAGGATAATACTATGGCAAAAACATTGTTTAGAGGACCAGTTCTGCAAGGTAAATTTAACGAAGCAGGTTTAACTGGATTCAATCTAGAAGAAAAAAAAGCTAACTACACTGTGCAGAATGCAGATTCCGGTAAAACTTTTACTACATCTACTGATGGAATGGTTTTTACTTTACCTGCAATTTCTATCGGAAGAATATTTACATTCGTAAATACAGCTCCTGATGGAACTAATGCTATGACTATTAGCCCAAATGCTAATGATGGTATTTTGTATGCTGGATCTTTAACAGATAACAAAGATCTTATTAATACAAAATCTACACAAAAAGTCGGTGACTTTGTAGTATGTGCATCTTTAAACTCATCAACACATTGGACTATTGTTGATGTACAAGGTGTATTTGCTAAAGAAGCGTAATAAATAATTTAGTGTGGGCTTCGGCCCACACATAAATTTTAAGGAGAACTATGTCAGATCAAAGATTTACAAGAGTAACAGGTACAGGACAGGTTAAAACTATTGCTGGTGGTGCAACTAATATTGGACCATGTAGAATAACTTACATTCAAGCTAAAGGTCACGCTAGTGGTCAACTTGAATTAAGAAATAGCGCAGATAATTCTGGTGATTTACTTTTCATTTCACATTTTGGAACAGAAGGTTTAGATATTTTTGTTCCTGGTGAAGGAATAAGATTTGAAGATACCGTACATGCTACTATATCAGGAACAGGATCAGTCACTTTAGGTTATACTGGTTAAGGAGGTAAACTGTGGCTAACACTACTTCCGGGACTACAACATTCGGACAAACTTTTACTATTGATGAAATAGTAGAAGAAGCATTTGAACGTTTAGGTATTCAAAACGTAACCGGTTATCAATTAAAAACTTCAAGACGATCTTTAAATATTCTTTTCCAAGAATGGGGAAATAGAGGTATTCATTATTGGGAAATAAAAGATACTAATTTTGATCTTGTTGAAGGTCAAGGCACGTATAAATTATACAGATCTTCAGCAGAAGCTACAGCTGCTGGTGATCAAGCAACTACAAAAAACAATTCAAACGCTGCAGAAAATGTATTTGGTGTTAGTGATATTTTAGAAGCTCAATTAAGATCTAATACTATTGGCGCAACAGATCAATCAGATACACCAATGACAAAAATAGATAGATCAACTTACGGTGGTTTATCAAATAAAACATCAAAAGGTACACCTAATCAATATTGGGTTGAAAGATTTATAGATAGAACCGTGATGCATGTTTATCCAACACCTGATTCAACTAATGCAGGTAAACATGTTCATTTTTATTACATCAAAAGAATTGATGATGTTGGAAATTATACAAACGCAACTGATGTACCATTTAGATTTATACCTTGTATGGTATCAGGTTTAGCTTATTATTTATCAATGAAGTATGCACCACAAATGATGCAAGCTATGAAATTAGTTTATGAAGATGAATTTCAAAGAGCATTACAAGAAGATGGATCTTCTTCAAGTTCATACATAACACCTAAAACTTATTACCCAGGAACATAATGCCATCTTATTCATCAGGTAAACATGCAAAAGCAATATCAGATAGATCAGGAATGGAATTTCCATACAAAGAAATGGTTAGAGAATGGAATGGCTCATTTGTACATATTTCAGAGTTTGAACCAAAACAACCACAATTAGATCCAAAACCAATTGGAACTGAAGGTGTTGCATTAAGAAATATTAGACCAGCAAGAACAGAGCCACCTGTTGCAATTGCTTTACCAAAAGATCCTTTTTCAATAACAAACGGTAGTCCAACATTAACAGTTAGTCTTCTTAACCATAATTTAAAAGTTGGAGATGAAGTTTTATTTTTTAATGGAGCTAGTAATGATCCAATACAATCTTTTAATTTAAGCACAAATGTATTTCCTTTATTTCAAGTTTTAGGAGCTAATTTATCTGCTACAGATACAACTGTAACTTTTGATGGTAATAATCTTTGTGCAAATGCAGGTTTCTTTTTTATACAGAGTTCAACTACACCTACGGCAGATGACCCTAACTATGTTCCAGTTATTCAAAGAGAAGTTATACAATACACTGGTAAATCTGGAGGACAAAATTTAACTGGTTTAACTAGAGGGACTAATGCAAAATTTGAAGGTCAATCAACACCTAGCACTACAGCAACTGCCCACAGTTCTGGTGTAAATGTTTTTCCAAGTTTAAAAATTCAAACCATAACAACAAGAACAGAAAATACTGGAGCAATGCCAGCTACAAAAACAGTCAATACTGGATTTACTGTAACCTTGCCTTATAATGCAGTAGGCACTATAACAGGGGGCGGAGAAAACGCTTTTGTTAGTCCAATGTTTAGAGGAATTAAATAATGAGTTATACTTTTCAAAATTTAAAAGACGATGTTAGAGATTACACTGAAGTTGATAGCACAGTTTTAACTGATGCATTACTAACTACAATGGCAAAAAATGCTGAAAACAGAATTTATAGAGATGCAGATTCTGATGATAATAGATTCTATGCTACATCTAATCTAGCTATTGGTAATAGATATGTAACTATACCATCTGATTTAAGAATAATAAGATACATACAATTAACAGATACAACTGTAACTCCAAACGTACATACTTTTTTAGAAAAAAAAGACACTTCATACATGGCAGAATACTATAATAGACCTTCTGTTCAGTCTGGAATTCCAAAATACTATGCTAATTGGGACGCTAATTTTTGGGTAGTATCACCTACTCCAAATGCTGCATATGCCATTACAATGGCATATATAAAACAGCCATCTTCGATTAGTGCATCAAACACTACAACAACTTATTTAAGTAATAAATATCAAGATTTACTTTTGTATGCTACTCTGGTAGAAGCATATGGATACTTGAAAGGTCCAGCAGATATGCTACAATACTATGAGAAGTCATATCAAAGGGCTTTACAAACGTACGCGATTGAACAACAAGGTCGTAGACGCCGGGACGAATATCAAGAAGGTGTAATTCGTACTCCATTAAAATCACCTTCACCATAGACAAGGAGATAAAAACGTATGGCAAATATAGTACCTAATTCTTTCAAGTCAGGTTTGTTAAAAGGAACTTTTAACTTTGACACTTCTGGTAATGGAGGAAATACTTTTAAGTGTGCTTTATATACTAGTATCAGTTCTTACAGTACAGCCTCAACGGTGTACTTAGCAGGAACAGGAAACGGTGAAGTTAGTTCTTCAGGAACTTCTTACACAGCAGGTGGAAACAATCTAACAAACAACGGAATTGCAGGAACAACAACTGCATATGTTGATTTTCAAGATTTAACTTTTGCATCTGTAACGTTAACTGCTGCAGGAGCTGCAATATATAAATCCACTGGAGGCGGAAACGAATTAGTTTTGGTATTAGATTTTGGTGGCAATAAAACAGCAACAAACGGAGACTTTATTATTCAGTTTCCTACTGCTGATGCATCAAACGCTATTATTAGACTAGGCGACGCGTAATATTAAAGGATTAATTAAATGGCTTTTGTACTTAACGACAGAGTTAAACAGACAAGTACGTCTACTGGCACAGGAACAATAAACCTATCGGCTACAGCTGAAACAGGTTTTGAAACTTTTGTTGCTGGTATTGGAACTACAAACAGTACGTTCTACTGTATTTCACATG